TTATGCAAGAGCTGTTTTTTTCTCGTAAAGAGCGGTAAGCGCGTCCTGTAGGACTTTGGAAATGTTGAGTTGCTCGGCTTCGGCGAAGGTGTTGAGCCATGCGGGGATCGTGAGATTCTTACGAACGGATTTGCTGCCGTACTTTGCGGCGTATGCGTCCATGTCGAGAGAAAGCAGGGAAACAAAGCCCTCGCCGATTTCGGGGTCAGGGTGAATGTCTTTGATGTCGCTTGCGGGCGGAACTTCGTTGCCGTTCTCAAGTTCACCGAGGATCCACCCCGAGGCGGCATCTTCGCCCATGGCAATCGCATTTGTAAGGCTATCCCCTTCGCTGATACAGCCGGGCAAATCGGGGACAACGACGGTAAAGCCGGGGTTCACTTCACAAGGATAAAATACGGCGGGATATACGAGGTTCATATAAAAGCCTCCTTTCGGAGACGGGCTTTATTTTAAGCCCGTCATCCGCAAGACAGATTTGACAGTTTGATATTGTCAAGAACAGTTGACAAATTTCTCACAAGGAAACGAATGCTTAAGCAGTCGCGGCAATGGAGTCATAGAACTGTCGCCGCTTCACCATCGGAGGAAGTCCGCCGTTTGCGGAACAGATCCGGCGGTTGTTCCAATATCTCATGAAGTAACGCCAAATCAGAACCTTCAACTCTTGTGTTGTCATCTTCTTTGTGTCATAGCGTCCATAGAGAAGCTCCGATTTCATGCGTGCCCACATGCTCTCACAACGCGCGTTATCATGACAGCGTCCACCGGCACTGTTCATACTTTGACGGATTCCATAGTGTTGGATTGCCTCCCGATACAGCTGACTCGTGTACTGGCTGCCGCGATCCGAGTGCAGGATTGCTCCCCTGAGCATCGGGTAGGAAATCATGGCGTTATCAAGCATCTGCACACACAGAGAAGCCCTCATATTCGTATCCACAGAAAGTCCGAGCACGCCGGCGTCATAGCAGTCAAAGAGTGCTGAAATATAGAGTTTTCCGTCACACGCAGGAATCTCTGTCAGGTCAGTGACACACTTGGAAAGCGGTGTGTCGGCATGAAAATCACGGTGCAGGAGATCCTCCGACATCTGTGCCTGCCGATCTGTTTTTGTCATACCGTTCGGCTTATGATTGGGACGATGACTTAAGGAAGCACTGATAAATTCAGCACTGTCATCTTAGCACATCTTTTCCGCCCTCTCTGTGTCGACAAATCCTCCACATAGCCTTTGCTATGTGTCCGGTTTGTCTCCTTGACAGGACGAAAAATCTGTACCAATCTGACAGACTTCATTTTATCAGCGATTCCTTAAGCTGATCTCTTCCATGATGCGGTAAACGGTGCGTTCACTCGGAACATGGATGCCTTCTGGCTGCTTGATCTTGAGTGCCTGATACATGCGGATTCTTCCGTAGGTATCGTTGCATTCATCCTCTGCATGGATCTGCATCATGGCATCGGCAAGTTCCTGATATTTCCATGGGCGGTCTTTGCTCACCAGATACTGATAAAATCCCTGTCTTGTGACATGGAGCAGTTTGCAATAAAAACTGATATTCCCTTTGTGTGCGCCGTCTGCTGTCTTGAATGCAATAAACTTCATACGTTCGTTTTTGTTGACTTCAGACGGCTCGCGGCGAAAAAAGCGCTTGCTTCTTCCAGAAAGTCATTCTCTTTCTTCAGACGTCGAATTTCCTTATCCTGTGCCTTGAGCTGGGCGCGAAGCTGCACGAGCTCCTCGTGCAAGCTCAGGGCACTCTGCGGTGTTTGCGTGCCACACCCAAGATCCAAATATCCAAGACGTTGTGCGCGTGTCCATGTATACATCGTATTCTTGGAAATTCCTAGCTCTTTGGCGGCTTTCGCTTGACCGATTTCCTGCGCCAGCTTGATTGCCTGCACCTTAAATTCGTCATCGTATTGCCTGTTTGCTGCTATTTTGACCTCTCCTTCTCCTCTTTGACCTTATCTAAAATCCTTGCGAAGAAGTTGTCAACTTTATTTATACAACATCACGCACACGCGCCACCGTCGCTTTGTCGGTGGCATCGTCGAAACAAAGGCTGCCGTCCTTCGTGATCTCGAACGCGCCGACCTTGTAGGAAAAGCTCGGTGCGCCGCAGTAGGCGGGCTTTGTCCCGAGCACCTTGCTGACTACCGCGACCATCGCCTTGCGCTCTTCCTTTTGGATGTTGTAATTGACCTTCATGGTGATTACCCCCTTCATGTACTTTGGTCATTACATTCATCACTCTAGCCGGGATAATTAGCAAGCAAATTGTGTTGTATACACCTATAGCCTCAGTGAGATAAACCACAGAGTATCATCATTTCACAGAATGAGGAGTGGTCATGCGCTCAAGCATCTTGCCCGTCATCCAGATCGCTCCGTCGATGACAAGCGGCAGGAAGATGCGGTCACGGAATCTGCACCATCCCGTCTCCTTCTCGGCACTCTCGCGAAGTGCCGCCGTGTATGCCGCCGACACCTCACGCGCCGCGGGAAGCCCCTTCTCGTGCAGCCAGAGGACGGTCGCTTCCTTCGCCTCCGTCCGCACGAAATCTCCCACATGGTTCTTCAGCTCATTTTGAATGTGTTCCAGTTTCATCTTCAACACGCTCCTTCATAGTCCGTTACCCCACGCGCAATGGCGCGGGCAAATTCATCCTGCTGCGAACGCAGAAGCTCTGCGTCACCCGCATGGTCGATAAACGCAAGTTCCACGAGAACGGCGACCGCATCGGTGTTGCTCAGAACATACAGACCGTTGACACCGGGCTTTGCCCCCTTCACGCCGCGATCCACGGTTCCGAGTGCATCCACAATCTGATTCTGGATGCACTGTGCCAGTTTCTCTCCCTCTCCGCTTCCGTAGTAGTGCCAAACCTCTGTCCCCTGCGCCATACCGTTGCACGCATTGCAGAGAATGGAGATAAACACATCGGCATCCGCACGATTGGAAGCCGAGACTACTTCATGCAGACTGTCGGATTGGAGACTCCCCACAACTCCGACTCCTGCGGCACTCAGATAGCCCGCAACAAGGTCAGCGACGTTCTTTGCCACATCACACTCTCGCAGCCCATACCCACACGCACCGGGGGCGGGATTCCCGTTCGGTGCATGACCCGGATTCAAAAACACACGCATCACGATTCCTCCTTTGGTTTCGGCACATCCACATACGGAATGCGCTCACCGTCACGTTCCAAAAACACATCTTCTGTATTGCCGTCCTTGCTCTGGATGTATCTCTCAACAGCGACATCCACGAATTTCGGCTCAAGTTCCACGCCATAGCAGATACGGTTCAACTGCTCACAGGCGATGAGCGTTGATGCAGAACCAAGGAAGCCATCGAGAACGATGCCGTTCGTCTGCGTACACTGCTTGACGAGATACGCGATAAGCGGCACGGGCTTCGAGGACGGATGACCGCAGCCGTCCTTCTTCGAGTCCTTGATGCGATCAAAAGAGAACACCGTAGTCTGCTTCTGATCGCCGTACCATCTGTGCCGCCCGTCCTTCCGCCAGCCCCAGATAATCGGCTCGTGGATGTACTTCCAGTCCATCCGTGTGAGGACGAGGCGGTCTTTCTTCCACACCAATCCCGCACCAACTTTAAAGCCCGCATCCTCATAAGCGTCATGAAAGATGCGGGCTTTTGCTGTTGCGTAGAAAACGTAGATGGAAGCATCGGTCGCCATCACCGAGTGAAAGGCGGTAAAAGCGGATTTGAGGAACTCGTAGGCGTCCTTGTCATTCAGATCGTCGTTCTTTATTTTCCCGGATGTGCTTTCAAGCTGGATCATATATGGGGGATCCGTGCAGACGAGATTGACCTTCTCACTGCCGAGCAGACGCTCGTATGTCTCAGGCAGTGTGGAATCTCCGCAGATAACACGGTGCTTGCCGAGATGCCATACATCTCCTGTTTTGGCGACACATGGCTTTTGCAGTTCTGCGTCCACATCGAAGTCCATGCCTTGCAGGGCTTCCATCTCAACGCGCAGCATATCTTCGTCCCATCCCGCATCGAGTGCGAAACGGTTGTCTGCGAGAATGTACGCCTTCTTCTGCGCCTCCGTGAGGTAATCCACGAATACGCACGGAACTTGCTCGATGTTCTCCTCCTTCGCGGCGAGGATTCTGCCATGTCCCGCTATGCGTTGAACTCCCGGCCGATGATGACGGGATTCACAAAGCCGAACTCCCGCAAAGACGAACGCAGCTTGGTAATCTGCTCCTTCGAGTGGGTGCGGGCGTTATTCACATAAGGGATGATCTTTCCGATGGAGACAAGCTGCATTTCAGATGTCATTTTTCCCAAGATCTACACCTCCTGAAATTTTGAGACAAACAGGAATAGAGCCATACTGCAAAGAATAATTCACTTCATGAGATTATGAAGTAGGTGGATGGAGGTCATACGATGAAGATTGAGCACATCGCAATGTACGTGAATGATCTGGAGGCAGCCAAGGATTTTTTCGTAAAATATCTAAACGGCAATGCCAATGACGGCTACCACAATAAAAATACAGGTTTCCGCTCTTATTTCATCTCTTTTGAGGATGGTGCGAGACTGGAACTTATGAAGAAGCCCGAAATGACAGATGACAAGAAGTCCCTCACCAGAACAGGCTTTATCCATATAGCTTTCAGCGTCGGCAGCAAAGAAGCGGTTGATTCCCTTACGGCTCGTATGAAAGGCGACGGCCACAAGATCATCAGCGGACCTCGTACCACTGGAGATGGATATTACGAGAGCTGCGTCATCGGGATTGAGGACAATCAAATTGAGATAACGGTATAAGACAAGAAGCGAGAGCTGCTATGCTTTCTCAACGATGATATAGACTGTAGGCGACAGTGAAAGGAAACGCCATGAACATCTCTCTCCTCGACCATTTTGTTCTGACCACCGAGCATCCGAAAGAGTGTCTGCGCTTTTACACGGAGATTCTCGGGATGGAGTTGCGCCAAGAGAACGGACGCTATTCCTTTTTCTTTGGAGCCTCAAAGATCAACATTCATCTGCGCCCCGCAGAATTCCTCCCTGCAGCAGCACATCCATGCACGGGGGCTCTTGATCTCTGCTTCGTCGTAGATGAGCCCATCGAAGTTATCATGCAAGAGCTTCATGCAAAGGAGATCATTCCGGAAACCGGTATTGTAGAGCGTCACGGTGCACGTGGTTCCATGCGGAGCATCTACCTGCGCGCCCCCGATGGGAATCTGGTTGAGCTGTGTAGCTATACGGAGAAATAGTACCGATTCCTGCTTCTTGTCTATTTGAGTCACTCCTCGGCTATGTCACGCCCCGTCATCATCCTTCTTACTTCCTCGAACGCAGCAGCCGCTCCATCCGATCCTCCTGCGGAGAGCCGCTGAATGTCGTGGTGCAGTTTTGCTTTACGATGTCGAAAATTTCATACCAAAGCAGATTGGACTGCTTCTGAAACACCTGTCCCATCTGGACGAAGGGGCTTGCAATCGCGCCGCCTGTGGTCGGATGCTTGCCGATGAGCCCGTATTGACTCATTGCCTCCTCGCACTGGATGAAGCGGGCAAATGCCTGCGCGTAGCTTTCAATGAGCCGTGGATTCACAAGCCGCTCACAGCCGCGCTCTTTCAGCCACAGCCATGTTTCACGAAAAATCTCATCCGCACCGAGCGGCTTTCCGTTCCTCTGCCGTGCAGACAGGAATTCACTCGGGGTTGGCATTTCCTCGCCGTAGAGATCGGCGACATCCACAAGGTCTGTTCCGTCCAGTTCTGTCATTGGAAACTCCATGATGTGCGCGGTGCGCTCGCCCGCAATCTTGTCTGCCAGTGCTTCGGGTTTGTCTCCCGCCCGGATGCGCCGTCCTCCGCGATTTGTACCGTCACGCGCCATCTTCTCGCCCCCTTCCTTTAATACCCCGTTTGAACTGACGTTTTTGTGCGTGCGCCCCCTCCCCGGTCCAGTAACGGCGCGGTTTTAGGGATTTGACCGCCCCCTATGAGGGATAAGAACGTATTGCATTTGCTTCACTTTCGCGTTACAATAAGCAAAAGGAGGTTATGCATCATGTCCAAGACCGCAACAATCAATATGCGCATCGAACCGACAATCAAAGCGCAGGCTGAAAGTGTTTTTTCCAGTTTCGGTATCTCCGTGACCGACGCCATCAACATCTTTCTGCACGCATCCATCATGGAGGGAGGCTTCCCCTTTCAACCGAAACAGCCCCGTTATAACAGGGAAACACTTCTTGCCATGCAGGAAGCACGCGACATCATGGATGGCAAAATCGAGCCGAAGCGCTATCCGTCGCTGCCCGCACTGATGGATGATCTGGATGCGGAGGACGCTCATGCTTGATCTCGTCACCACCACGCAGTTCCGCAAGGATTTAAAGAAGCTGCGTAAACGTGGAGCAGATATGCAAAAGCTGGATGATGTCCTGCAAATGCTCTGCGCGGAAAAACAACTCCCCGAAAGGTATCGGGATCATGCTCTGGTTGGCGATTACATTGGTTTTCGTGAATGCCACATCATGCCGGACTGGCTACTCGTATATGCCATCGACAAAGGAAAACTGATTCTGACCGCTTCCCGCACGGGTTCACATAGCGATCTCTTCTAGCCGATTCATTGGAGTCGGCTTTTTATTTTGGTACTTTCCGTTGGTGAATCCTCTCATGACATGACGCGCAGAGCGACATCAAATTGCTCGCGTCATGCGTACCGCCCTCAGAAATCGGTCGAATATGATGCACAAGCGTCGCAAGAACATATCTCCCCTGATCTTTGCACATCTCACAGAGTGGATTCCCCGCCAAGTGACGGTCACGAATGCGTCTCCATGTGCTGCCGTATCTCTCGTGCTGATCGTAGCCGCGCATGAAGTGGTCGTAATGCCGCTGCATCGTTTTCTCGTGCGTCTCGCAGTAGCAGCTTTTTCGGTCCGTAAGGTTCGGGCAGCCTGTCATGCGGCAGGGACGCTTCGGCTTTCTCGGCATCGCACACCTCCTCGTGCCATCAAAAAAGCCCTCGCGGAGAATTGCGTCTCCGAGAAGGCTGATTCCATATCCTATTCTTGCTGAGTGTATCATATCACTGTCAAGGTAGTGACATCAAGACGACATCGACTGCCATTTAGTGACATTTAGTGACATTTAGTGACATCGGAGAAATATTTTTCAGTCCAACGCCATGCAGACGGTAGATTTGACGAAGACCAAGTTTCATCTCCGTCGCAATCTCTGCCCACGAACGGTAACCCATATAACGGAGATACAGGACACGCCGTGCTTCTTTGTCCTCCACCTGCTGTATTGTTTCGTAAATCTCGGAACGCAGGTCAACGAGCCGATCAATCTCAGCGTCGATCTTCTCTTCACGCTCGATGATTTTTGCAATGGTGTCGGAAAGCTGGGACGTGTTCCTCGTTGCATTGCTCGGCATTCCCGTAATCACGGCGGTAGTCTTTTCTGCCATGCTGCGCAGAACAGCGACCTCCTCCAACATACTCTGGATTTCATTGTCGATGTTTCGTGCCTGACTAAAATATTCCTTTGCCGTCATGCAAATTCCCCCTCTAGCTGTTGAAGAAGCCACTCTCCGTTTATACTCGTCAACTGACCAAACCATGCGGAATGAAAGAACCGCTCCGTGTCGCTGCGCATCGCTGCCGCCGCAGCATTCTCTGCCGCCTTGCGAAGAACCGTCCGCGCCCAGCGATAATCCTTTGCCGCCTGTTCGATGATTGCATTGGCAAGAACCTCAGAGTTCATCATGGGATGCCACCTCCAAATTTGCTTTGACGGCATCAATCAGAGCCGTCTGTGTCTTGTCCTTTCGTTCAAGTGCCTGCATAACATTCTCATCCATCGTCCCTGCCGTGATGATATGGTGGATAACCACAGTCCCTGTCTGCCCCTGCCGATAGAGCCGGGCATTGGTCTGTTGGTAGAGTTCCAAACTCCATGTAAGACCGAACCAGATGAGCGTCGAACCGCCGAACTGAAGGTTGAGTCCATGTCCCGCACTTGCGGGATGAATCACTGCGATTGGGATTTTGCCCGTATTCCAGTCCGCAATATCTGCACTCGACCGAATCTCTCGAACAGGTAATCTATCCTTAATTCGCTCAAGGTCGTGTCGATACCAATACGCGACGAGTACGGGCTTCCCGTTCGCACTCTCGACAAGATCCTCTAGCGCATCCATTTTACGGTCGTGCAGATGTACGGATTTCCCGTCCTCCGTATAGACGGCTCCGTTTGCCATCTGGAGGAGTTTCCCGGAAAGTGCCGCCGCACTGACGGCATCAATCTCCGCAGTACCAAGGGCAACCACCATGTCCCGCTTCATCCGGTCATAGAGTTCCCGCTCACGCTCATCCATAGCAACACATACGCTATTTGAGATGAGCTGCGGCATTTTGAGATAGTCCTTGGAACGCATGGAAATCGTAATGTCCTCAATCCGGCGGTAGATTTCATCCTCTGCACCCTCGCGCGGCTTGTAGCTGAACACCATCTGTTGATTCCGTTTGTCGGGAAGGAAAAAGTCATTGCGGTAATGGGAGATGAATCTGCCGAGCCGCTTGCCCATATCCAGAAGACGAAACTCAGCCCAGAGATCCATGAGTCCGTTTGCCGACGGTGTTCCCGTCAGTCCTACAATCCGCTTGACCGAGGGACGCAGCTTCAGGAGGGAGCGGAACCTTTTCGCCTGATGAGATTTGAACGATGAGAGTTCATCAATGACGATCATATCAAAATCCAAAACCGCGCCGCTCTCTTCGATCAGCCACTTGACATTTTCCCGATTGATAATATACAAATCCGCACGCCGCATGAGTGCTGCCGTCCGTTCTCTCGGTGTTCCCATAACCACAGAGGCGCGGATGTTTTTCGTATGCTCCCACTTTGCAATCTCCGAGGGCCATGTGTCCCGCGCCACGCGCAGCGGAGCGATAACGAGTACCTTGCCAATCTCGAAGAAGTCATGCAGCAGTTCCTCGATTGCCGTAAGAGTAACGACGGTCTTGCCAAGCCCACAATCCAAGAAAATCGCAGCTTCCTTGTGATGAAGGATAAAATCCTTGGCGTATGTCTGGTAGAAATGCGGTTCATAACGCATTGATAATTCCTCCGATTTCTTCTTTTCCATCGACCACATAGACTTTGAATCCGAGTGCACGCAGCTGCTCGATACGTCGTAGCTGCAAGGGGCGTGGCTTCCTGCCCGGAGCCTTGAGCTCCATGAAACACATCTTGCCGCCCGGCATGAGCACAAGGCGATCCGGCACCCCCGCATATCCCGGAGATATGAACTTCAGTGCAAGTCCGCCGTGCAATTTTATGACCATTGTGGTGTATCTTTCCAAATCACGCTCTCGCATTGATATTCCTCACTTTCAGGAGATGAAGTGATGGTAGTGATGGTTGCCGCCTATATCTTTATATATATAAATATTTTTATTTTTTCTTTCTTCCTAAGTTTTCTTTTTTCCCTATATATAAAAGATAAAAGAACTGTCACTACTATCACTTATGTTCCGTAATCCCAATAATGACAAGGGGTTGAGCCAGTGACAGTTCTTTGCTTTTACTGTCACTGAGCTCTCACTGCTGTCACAAAAAATCTTCTTCCGCTCCGTTGTAGGGCACTGTGCATTCGCGGACAGCATCCTCATTCAGAATCAGATCCTTATACACGCTGCCGTAGCTTCGACGTATGGTCATTGAGCTGAAATCTGTCTTGTAATACCGAGCCAGTGTGGTTCTGAACTCCCGTGCGGTCTTTGCAAAGCCGTTGTTGTTGTCCCTGCACCATGCCTGATAGATGCGGTAGACCTTGCCCGTTGTGACCTCGCTGCATTTTGCACCTTCGGGACGTTTCATCATGCACTCTGCATGGAAGGCAAGCACGGAGTTGTTCTCGACCATATATTCCTCTCTTGCCGACAGAACCGACTGCGGCTCCGTAAAGCGGTAACCATTTTGGATGACCGCACGCAGCGCATGGATGGCTTTGCGAACGATCCCGTCACGCTCGGCATAGAGCTTTTCTCCGAGAAGCCTGTCCTGTTTGTCGATGGGAATGGCATTTTTGCAATGTACCTGCATGATACGGTCATGCACCCACTGCCCGTCATCGCCCCCAAACCTCGGCAACTGATTCATGCAGAACCAGAACAGCCCATTGAAGGTGAACTCGAAGCCGTTCTGTCCCTTGAATTCCGCGAAGATGCTGTCCCCGCCCGTACATTTCTTGAAGGTCTTGAGTTCATCCACGGTGATGAAACTCATGTCTGAGCTGCCCGCAAGCCGCATTCCGTAAATCAGCCCTGTGCCGAATCGCACCTCAATCTCACGAAGATCAATGCCGACATAGTTTCCTCTGCCAAGCAGCTGCTCCACCAGACATTTGAGACGGGATTTTCCCGTATCCCCTGCTCCGTACATAAAGAGCGCCTTCTTCATACGCCAGCCTTTGACGTTGGATAGACACGCACCGATGAATTCAAGCAAGAGATGCTCAATCTCGATCTCTCCATCCGTGAGTGTCTGCATGAATACATCGAACACAGGTGTCGTAATCTCTTCACGCGCCCACTCGCACGGGATTTGTATAGTAGAGAGAATGTCTGCGCTGTGCTCGGTCAGCTCCATCGTTGAAAGATGCAGAATCCCGTTCTGAAAGTTGATGATGTCCTCGTCGGCATTGAGGTCGGAATCTTTGATGTAGTCCAGATCCGTTGTGAGAATGCGGAACGTCTCGTCTACCTTACGCATCTCGATCATCTCAGGATCGTAGGCGGCGATGCAGTTCTTGATGAGTCCTTTGAGCATATCGTCGGCATAGAGGCGGTACACGCCGCCCTCGTAGACGTAGCGCAGCACGCCGTGCCGCGCACTGTCCCGAACGAAGATGTAGCTTAGATGCTGCCGGATGTAATCCGCAAGAGCCGGGCAACTGATGACCGCCTGTCCTTTTGTGTTGAAGTGAATGAAATCCGGGTGATCCATCACCGATGCATGAAACACGCCGTGACAGGCTTCCACGCCCGTACGGATGGTCGCTGCCTTGTAATCCGCACGCTCCCATTTCTTGCGGTAAAGGGCAGACATACGAAAGACCGCATCAATCATCTCCGTATCGTCTCCCGTCCGAAAGGCAATCAGGGCACAGAGGGCGGCATCTGCTTCCGAGGCACTGCCGTACTCCGAGATGTCACCACGGTCGAAGAGCCGTGCAAACTTCCCACCGTTCTTAGCTTTTCGCAAAGAACAAACGATGTCGAATACGGTGCGGTCGCCATCCTCTTTCGGACGGTAGTTCACGGGCTGCTTGCGAAGCATATCCTTCTTGAGTGTGGTAAGTACAGCTTCCGTTCCGTCATTAAGAGGCGCATCATGGAACACATCGCCCGTGAATACCGCAAAACGATTGGTCAGTCCTCCGACGTAGAGTTCCATTTTGTTGTGCGGATTCTTGACGTAGAATTTCGAATCGAGTTTTTCCTTGCCGTCCTTGTCCTTCGTTTTCGGAATGCGGTCATAATCACAGCAGCCATAGATGTGGATTCCGTTTCCGCTGACGGACTTCTCGGCGTAGGTGTCATGTCTGCGGATCTGCAGCTGCACCATCGCATCCGCTTCGTCCCTGTGGTCAATGTCCAAGAAATACATTCCCTTCGGGATAATGAAGCCGACACCGCTGTAGGACGATGCCTCTGCCGCATGCCGGGCTTCCTCGAACGTCACCCAACTTGCCCGAAATGCATGATTCGATCCCGTGATACCGCCGTCTGCGGCACAGGGCATCTTCGTTCGATTGCCATTCTGCATAGCATAGTTCCAACAGATCCAGATTTTCTGCGCTTTGAGTTCGTCGATGGTCATCCCCATACGACCTCCTCGCACTTGGTGTTGTAATAGCGCACCGGAATGCAGAGTGATCTTGCCTTTGCAATCTCCATCTGCATCCCCTCGGTAATTTCCGTGCCAAACGCCCAGAGTTCCTTGCACTGACGCAGGAGGACAAAGTTCATACGGATGGCAAGTTCGCGATCCTGTACCTCGGACATGAACTGAGGAAACAGAAGATGCGGAGCCAGAGGGATGCATCCGCGCCGCACGGCAAAGCGGCAATACTCCCGCGCCCGCATGACATTGACGCGTGGATTGTTGCGATATGCCGAACAGATGTAGATGATTGGGAAAGCGGCGTTCATCTCCCTCTCGAGAGTCCTCATTGCCGCCCCCGCCGTCGGATCCGGATAGTGAGATTCGTTGAAATGCTGCATAAATTTCTCCTTTTTAATCACGGGGAAATCACATCCCCTTTTCATAAGAGTGCAGACAGAAAAAGGGGAAGTGGTCACCATTTCTTAAAAGTTTTTTCAATCAAATTTATTTTGATAAATACATATGCTTCGGATTCCTTCATAGATGTTTGCAGGAAAACTTGTTTGTACACGCGAATATTAAAACGAATAAAGGAGGAGGCAGATGGTACGATCTATCGTCAAGGATGCAATGTTTCTCGGGCAGCCATCCGAGGAGGCCGTGAAATCCGACCTCCCGATTGCCAACGACCTGCTCGATACGCTCAAAGCCCATGTTGGACACTGCGTCGGACTTGCTGCCAACATGATCGGAGAGAAGAAGCGCATCATCGCTGTATGCGTTGGAAAATCTCATCTTGTTATGCTGAATCCGGAGATTGTAAAATCGTCCACGGAACAATATGAAGCAGAGGAAGGATGCCTGTCCCTCCCTGGACAGAGAAAAACGCTGCGGCGTGAATGGGTTGAAGTCGTATACCGTGATATAAAGTTCCGCAAACAGAAAAACAAGTTCTCAGGATTTACGGCACAGATTATTCAACATGAGATTGACCACTGCAATGGCGTCTTGATATGAAACCCTCGGGCTGCGTTTATGGCAGTCCGAGGGTTTCAGCTTCATTGATACTTTATTGACTTTCTTGCTTGTTTATATATATAATACAAGCAAAAAAGTTTATAGGAGGTGGTTCACATGACGCAGAAAACGACTATTATGAACCTCATCCATCAAAATAATGGTATGCTGACAACAGCAAAAGCTGTGTCTTCCGGCATATCCCGCAGCATGTTGGCGCATCTCGTCAAACGGGGACAGTTGCTCCGTCCCGCCCGTGGGGTATACACACTGCCCGAGATATGGGAGGATGAGTTTCTCAATTTGCAAACACGATTCAAACGTGGCATCTTTTCACACGAAACAGCTCTCTTCCTCTGGGATCTGACGGATCGAACGCCGATCGCCTACCATATGACCTTCCCAACGAACTACAATCTGGCGAATCCGAAAAAGGAAGGCGTTCACTGCGCACAGGTGAAGGCGGAACGGTATGCACTCGGCATAACAGAGATAAAATCTCCTGCCGGCAATTCGGTGCACTGCTACTCGATAGAACGGACACTCTGCGACATTCTGCGCCCACACCACGCTGCTGATATTCAGATCACCGCAGAGGCGTTCAAACGCTACATGGACAGTCCGCAAAAAAAAATTCCTCTGCTCTCCGAGTATGCGCAGCGTCTCGGCGTAGAGAAAAAAATACGGACGTATTTGGAGGTCCTGCTTTGAAGAATGCCATGCAGTTAAAAGCGGCCATCAGCAAAATGGCAAAGGAAAAGCACATTCCTGCCCAGCTTGTGATGCAAAACTATATGTTGGAACGCCTGTTGGAGCGCATCTCTCGTTCAAAATATCAAGGGAACTTCATCCTCAAAGGCGGACTGTTGATCGCCTCAATGGTCGGTCTTCATTCGCGTGCCACAATGGATATGGACGCCACCATCCAAAATCATCCCGTGAACGAGAACAGCATAAAAACAATGTTCGAGGAAATCATCTCCATCCCCATCGACGATGATATAAGCTTCAGCTTCCAAGGTGTAGGAAAAATCCGAAAAAACGATGCCTACGGTGGATACCGCATCTCACTGACCGCAAACTTTCCCCCTATGAGAGTTCCACTGAAACTGGACATTACAACCGGCGATAAGATCACCCCTGAAGCAATCGAATACAACTATCCGATGATGTTCAGCGACGATACGTTGGAGATTTTTGCGTACAATCTTGAGACGATTCTCGCCGAAAAATTGGAGACGGTAATCTCTCGCGGCGACCAAAACACACGTCCAAGAGATTACTATGACATTTTCATCCTCAGCAAGCTGAAAGGACATGAGATTGATCGTGACACTTTACATAAAGCACTGTCCGAAACTGCGCAAAAGCGCAATTCCGGTGACCTAATCCCGCAGTATCACAGTATCATGGGGCAGATTGTAAAGAGCAGTGCAATGCAGCAACACTGGAAAACATATCAGCGCGATTATGAATATGCGAGAGAAGTCGAATTTTCCTCGGCCTGCGAAACCATTATCAAGATTATGGATTCACTTCGTTGAACCGAAAAGCAAGCGGCATCTGTCAGTCAGGCAGATACCGCTTTTTCAGTCTTTCCGATAGTACTCACACTCATACCCGTCCGCTTTGAGCGGCAACCCCTTCGCCCACGGTGGATTCTCTGCCATGATGGAGCATATCTCTTCAACCGAGGAGACTCCATGCGGCACTTCGAGCACGATTTCATCATGAACGTGCATCACAATGTCAAATCCCCTGTTTCGAAGCTGTTTCATTGCAAAAACAAGCAGATCACGAGCTGTTGCCTGTGTAATATTCTCAACAAGTTTCCCGCCGAAGGTTTCAATCCGCTCCCACTTCTTTGTCATACCAAGGCCTTCATAGGTGACGGATTCCCCACCGAATCGATTCTCTCCGATGCGCGGCTTCACATACGCGAGTTCTCTGCCGCTCGGCAATCGTATAAACAAAACGCCGCTCTTATACGCACAACGAATGCCATGTGTTTCTACTTCAACGCGCCGTTTCACACAGGTCTTGACGGCACGATCCACATCCCACCAGAATTGCACGATATGTGGATTCGATGCACGCCACAAATCCACGAGCGGTTGAAGTTCCTCCTCCTTCATGCCGGACTCGACCGCGCCCATCGCAATAAGAGCACCGACGGAGCCGCCGTATCCACAACTCAAAACCGCCTGCTTTCCTTTCTGGCGCAGATCTGCATTCTCGCCATGCTTTTCGACCTTGCAGTGAAACATCCGAGATGCCGTTTCACAGTAAATGTCCCCATGCTTTCGGAACACGTCGAGCACCCACTGCTCCCCCGCAAGCCATGCGAGGACTCTTGCTTCGATGGCAGCGTAGTCGGCAACAATGAAACGGCAGCCGGGGCGTGGTACAAACGAGGTACGAATAAGCTGAGAGAGCACATCCGAGGTGCTGTCATAGAGCATATCCAGAAGGTCGAAATCACCGTTTTTGACAAGGGTGCGAACCTCCTTCAGTTGCGCGAGATGGTTTTGGGGCAGATTCTGTAACTGAATGAGCCGGCCAGCAAAACGCCCCGTCCTGCTCGCGCCATAAAACTGAAACAATCCACGCGCACGGTGATCCGCTCCCGTGACTGCTTCCATCGCCATATATTTCTTTACACTCGTCTTGGCAAGCCGCTGCCGAAGTTCCAATACCTCCCGCACGTCTCCCACGGCCGTTTTGAGCATTTTGCTCACTTCGCTTTTTGCAAGAGATTCCACCGAGAGTCCTTTCCCGCGCAGCCAGTCCATAAGCTGCAGCGAAGAGTTCGGATTTGCAAGACCAGTGAGATTCTGCGCCCGCTCAAGACAAATTACCTTGCTGCGCTCATCGCAACGAATCGCCTGTGAGACAAATGTGGTATCTACCGAAATTCCACGGTCATTGATTTCTTGGTCGATGACGTAGTTCTCCCACTCACTCTCCGATACGGGAAATTTCTGTAGCCGTGCTTGAATTTCCATCTCCGTTTCCACGTCTCGTTTGTTGTATGCCTTAAACAGTTCCCACTTTTCCGAGGCGTCCATAGGAAGATTGCGTGTCCTGCCGCCGTTGCTCTTGGTCGCCTTGCACGGGACACAGAAATACCGTATGAGGTCTTTCCCCTCCTCCAACTTCTGCCGATCAAGCCGCAGCACAGCCCCTACGTCTTTTAGAGATAACGGCAATCCAAGTGTCGCCGCCCAGATCATCGAGCAACGCCATGCGTTTGGTTTCAGGTGAATGCCTAGATGTCGTGAAAGGCACACACGCTCAAACATGGCATTGAATGTCCATTTCCTTACAAACTCATCCGTCAGTGCCGCAAGAATCTCTTTCGGGATCTCTTCCCCATTCGCAAGATCCACAATCTGCACTTCTCCTCTATCCACAGAATATCCGAACAACAGGATTTCAAAATCCTCCGATTCCGCATACTTATATACGCCCGCCTTGGCAAGCGGTACGCTTGAAAATGTCTCAATATCGATACTGATGGATTTCATCTATCTTCTCCCATAAAAACAGGCAGCGGCTTACGCCGCCGCCCATTCCTGCAAAATCCGATTGGTCAGCTGAGGAAATCCTCGTCATCGCCGTCAAGGCTCTCAAAATCCGATGCTGCCGATGAACGCCCGCCGAGGGGGTCGCCATCCTCGAGTTTCTGGATGTTCCCGAGTCCGCAGGCGATGCCCTTGTTCCCGTTGGAGTTGAATGCATAGAGCGTAATGCTCACACGCGCATAGCAGCCGGAGTACACCTCATCGCGATCCAAAATTGGCTGAACCTTGCGGTTCACGATCTGCGGAGCCGTCCGCGCATTTGCATTGATGAAGTATGCATCCTTGTAGTTTTCGTCATCGGGACGCTCAACATCGCCGTCGCGCAGCGGCAGCTTGATCGAGGCCTTGTTCGGCTTCTTTCCACCGAACTTGCCGAGTCCTGCGTCGATGGCAGCATCCACCGCCGCTTGAATGTCCTTGATCGTCTTGGTGTCCGATTTCGGAATGATAAGGCTGACGGAGTATTTCTCCTCACCGCCATTGATGGATACCGGCTCCCACACATGTGCATAGGAGAGACGAACCTTGCCTGTGATAACCTTCGTGTTGTTGTTTTTCATTGCCATGTTAATGTACCTCCGTAATCGCTGTGAATTCTGACTGAGCACTGCCTGTATGAATCGCCGGACGCTTGTCCGATACCGGGACGAGGGTCGGCTTTCCGGGCGGCTTTTCGATAAGACCGTCAAGAATATCTGTAAATGCTTTCTTTCCCATCAACCTTTCCATCTGGGTCAGTGAAATGAGTTTCTTATCGAAGATGTCCGTATACCCTGCCGATTCTGCCTCCCTTGCAACGACATCCTCATCCTTATACCTGCGGACGGAACGCCCCTCCACAATCTTGAAGCCCATCCACACCTTGCCGTGGTTGACCGCCGCATCCGTCGCATAGGCGAGGATGGCATTTGCCCACTTGATGAGTTCCGGGATTTCTCCGAGAACGTCCTCAATCTCCTCGTCCGTAATAAGCGGTGGATACTTGAACTCCTCTTTGGCAAGCCGTAGTTTCTCCTCCGCACGCGCCCTGCACCGAACAGCTGCACGGCAGAATGTACACCATTCGCCGGCGCGGTATTCTCCCTCACCCATATAGGCGAGACGCGCTTTCTCCACAAGATCGTCCCTCGCCCAACGCAGAAGCTCTTCTTTGGGGAGTGACCATGTGCATACATTCTCCCTGCGTGGTTGGAAGATGCTCATGGAGATCGTCTGGATATCATAGATTCCGTCGAGAAGTTCCAATGCACCGAGCGCGTAGAGCATCATCTGCGGATTGTGCTCCGCCTCCACAAGCACGCCCATGCCATACTTGAAGTCAATGACATGGAGCATATCCCCGCCGACAATGATGCAGTCCGCCGTCCCGAATGCTTCCGGGACATAGCGTGTGAGATCGAGCCGCTGCTCAACCAGCACCATCGGGGACGGGATGTCTCCCATCTGCTCCTGCACGAATGAAACATACGCATCGGAACAGCGGTCCATCTCATCGTCCTCGAAATCCGAGTGCGGTCGTTTGCTGCGCAGTTTTAGAAACTTACGCAGCTTGTGCTCACAGAGCGCATGCGCCGCTGTCCCTTCAGCGGCGGCTTCGCTCGACGAAGATGGAAACTCGCGCTCAAGGCAAGCAGACGGTGGACAGCGTATCCACCGATGCGCCGCCGACGGTGAGAGCAGTGCGTGCGCCCCCATCAGAGTGCCTCCGCTTCCCGGAGAAGAGCAACGAAGGCATCGGGTGAGATGTCGCTCAGACGCTCCGCTCCATACTTTGTGATAAGATCCTTGACCGCCTCGCGTTTTCCCTCCGTACTCTTACGGACGAGAACAATACGGACATCTTCGAGCCGCACACCTTCGTTTGGTTTTTCAAGCTGCGGGATTGCAGCTTCAAGTGCATCTGCTGCCTCACGCAGCATTTTGGAGATTTCGTTCACATGAATCATATTCATTAGTCCCTTTCATAAACAGAATTTCTTTCGGCAGTTTGGCAATCTGTCTGATTGCCAGAAGATTAGCTGTGAATTTTAACTCACATTCTGCTTCCCCCCTTTCACTAGGGTGCAGACAGAATGTGATCATTTGGTCACCTTATTTCAAAATATTTTTTGAAAATCTCAGATGTTTGCTTTCAGTACCACCTTTCAACTGATTCCGTTTCTCGGAATTGACGGCAATCTGTCTAATCGCCGGAAAATCAACTGTGAGTTTTACCTCACATTCTGCTTTCCCCCTTTCACTAGGGTGCAGACAGAACGGGGCTTAATGGTCACCGTATTTTCAAGTTTTTTTCGGAGCATCACGAAGAGTTTTTCTTTCCTCTTGTGGATAGCCGTCTTTGATCTCCCACCCATAATTCTTGCAATCTCACGTTCCGACACAGCTTCGCCAATTAATTTAAGGAGGAGCTGATCCATCGGAGCAAGTTTATTGACTTCAGTGATGAGTGCTTCAATCAGCAGCCTCTTTATGCAAGTAGTCTCCAGCGACTCTGAAATGAATATTTCTTCTTTCACAACACCAATCCACGATTCTCGGTACACAGGATGTGTACAACTCTCGCAGTTGTGGTCGCACATATTCTTGCGATTCTTGTATATACACGAATACTTTGCTCGACATTCTTGCTGTTGTTCACGTAATACTGAACGTTTATAGAACGTGAAGACCTCGTATGTAGCTAAGACTTTCACGGCCTGTACCCTACGATTACCGATCCGACACCACTCAACTTCATTGCGGAAAATACCATAATCACGAATTGTCTCAGCAGTGACTTCCATTAAAATAAATTCTTTCATCGTCGTATCCTTTCTGACAAGACAAGGTCAGCGGGATACAACGAAGGCCGATGCACTTGACGTACACCGGCCGCAATTACCTAAAAATGGACATAGCGGTAAACGGTGGGACATCGAAGTGCCGTATTCATTGCATTTTTTTGCAATGTGGTCTTCGTATGTTCCCGCCGCCTTTAATGGCCATCTCAAGGCTTTGAGGTTTTAAACTGAATCACTTGATATAAGAATTTACGACCTCATTATTCTCTCCTCCTCAAAAAGACTTCCCCTCTCCTACCTTAATTACAATTGAAGGCCGCGAGTTTTTGACAAATAAAAAACCGCCGGAGTTATCCATTTAGCCTTATGGCTGAATCAGATAACTCCGGCGGTTAGCTCCACGTTATTTACGGGGCATGTTGCGGTAGCTTCATGTTTCGTGGTTTCAATTTATTCACTTGGTAAACGACATCTTCCCAAAGGATTTTGACATACCGATTTGTTTTCTGATCCTTGCGAACCAGATAAATTTGCTCATCCTCTTCAAGGATTGCATCGCAGAAGCGTGGAGGATTGGCACAGTCGCTGCATAGGCTACGAATTTGTATCTTCATACACTAGGAACCTCCTCAAAAGGGGATATCATCTTCGTCGAACACTGGGGGATCATCTTCCAAGTCATTCTGCATGAATGCATCAATCACATACTGTAAGTTCTTATCAATTTTGGGATGTCTCATATTTTCACTGACGGTCGTATATAGACCATCAATAAGGCTGGAAATTGTAACTTCTCCCTTGTTGTCGCAAAGAAACTGAGCTTCCGCTTTCGGCGGAGTCATCCAAATTTCTATCGCAAAGGTATCAGGATCCGAAATAGATGAGTACACTTTAAAAATATTCATCAAATGCAAAAGTGTACCGTTCTTCATTCGTAAGGAATAACAATCCTTATGTATCCCCGTCTGGTAATCAAAATTATGTGACGCAAAGACAACCTGTGTAACTTCTTCGATCGAGCCATCATAATCATTGGGCGCATCGTATGTACGCAATTTGAATAGTGGATGCCCAGTATCACCATATTCATCGGCCTGTATCCGATTTAACTCTACCTTCGGTTCCCGAATCCAATTAAGTCTATCTGCGACGGTATCACTATTGAGCTTGCCCAAGAACGACATAAGATACTTCTCGGTCGGCGTAGCATTTGTCAAATCTGCCCGCAGTAAAGTGTCGACATTGATCTGCAGCAACTCTGCGATCTTCATTACAAACTCGACCCCCGGCTTTGACTTTTCGTCCTTGCTGGCACGAGAAATATATCCGGCACTAACTCCTGCACTGTTCTCAATCTCACCTATTTTTAGATCATGCTTCTTTATCAAATAGGAGATATTGTCAAAAAACAAGGTTCTATCGAAATCTGTTGGCATTTTTTGTCACCTCTTTCAATTATGATCTCATTTTATCAAATATTTATGTACTCATCGACTGTTTTATTGCTTTTATATTTTCATCAATAATCTTTGTTGCATGATTAACTCTACAATATTTTCTATATTATCACCTAAGATGCTCATATAAGTAATATCCCTACTTATATTCATTAAAAATCTGATGTTATGTCAATAAAGTTAACATTTTTTCTTCAGCTTTACGACATAAATCAGTCAACATGAAATGGATCACCGCAACGGAGTTCTTATGTAAAAACCTCGGACTGCCTATTCTCAGTCCGAGGTTTTTGATTCTAAAATATTCTTAGCCGATCTTCGCCGCAAGCACATCTGCCTCGCGTACCGATGTCACCATGCCGAGATACGTCAATCCGTAGAGATCAGCAAAACGGCGCATTGTATATTCGCCTGCCTCCATCATCCATTTCTCAGGTGCCGCCCCCTGAAATAGGAACACGAGCTGCCCGGAGAGACTGTTTGTCTCCACAGGACCGTAGAAGCGCTCCAGCAGCGTGCGGACGGAGCCACAAATATTGTGCCAGTAGAGAGGTGAGCCGATGACAATGCGATCGGCTACCCTTATCTTTGCAAGCACCTCAGAGAATTGATCGCCTGGCAGCTCCTGTCCATAAACATTGATCCGATAGTCCGTAAGATTCAGCGTCTCATAGGTGTGCCCTTGCAGAAACCTCGCTGCAAGAGCTGCCGTATTTCCGTCTCTGTTCGGACTGCCGTTGATAAACAGTATATTCAT